AGCTGACGCTTGATGCCGTCGACCGCGCCCTCGCGCTCCGTCTCCACCGCTTTCGCGACCGCCAAGGCACTCGTGGCGGATTCGTCGATCACGGCGGACTCGATGATGACGTCGAACCAGTTGTGCGAATAGTGATATTCCGCCTGCTTGGTTACGACGTTGGTGCCTTCGTTGAGTTCCGAAGATCCGTCTCGGGACACCGCCGAGTAACCGCCGGAGAGGCCGGTACGGACCGCGACGAGCACCTTGTCACCGTGTTCGCCGGTAGGCGTGACCTTCGTGAACTGATCGAGCAGCTGGCTTCCTACGAAGACGCTGTTCTCGATCGAGTCACTCAGCCACGTCTCTTTCATCGCGGCAATAAATGCCGTGGCGTTCTGCATTTGCGCTCCTTACTGCTCTTGTGAGGCCATCGCCCTTTCTGCCGCCGCGGCACCCAGGGCGAGTCGGTCCTCATCTTTGGTCGGGTCGAGCGCCTTGCCGCCGGGCTTACCTCCCGGTGCACCCCTTCCCGGCTCCGAGCGGCGCTTGAGCTCCTCCTGTACACGGCGGTTGAGGAACCCTTTGAGCACCTTCGCTGCTGACTCGTAGTCGGGGAGCCCGTCCGCTCCGGGGGATGCCTCCGCGCGGTGGCGGATGAACGCATCCTCGTCGTCGTCGAGCTCACGTCCCCATGCCTTTTCGATCCCCTCGAGCTCCTGGTCCGCCAGGTTGTCCAGAGCCTGCTCCATATCGGAGTGCTCTCGGGCCTGTTTTTCCTCGGCTCGTTCGCGCTCTATCTGCTCGAGGCGCGTCTCGACGTTGTTCTCGTCGTCGTCCTCGAGCAAGCGACGCAGCTCCTCGTCCTCGTCGACCGCGGCGGGCGCGGAGATCCCGAGTTGCTCGAGCGTCTCCGGCTTCGACAGGTCGACTCCGAGGAGCCGCAGGTAGTGGGGCATGGTGGTGGGGTCCTGCAGGCCTTCGATGAGGGCCTGCGACTGTTCGGCTTCACGCCTCGTCTCGGAGATCCCCATGGTCTTCTGGGTGAATGCTTTGCGCATCTCCCCGTACTGCTCACCGACCCACTTGAGCGGGTCGGTGCCCTCGGGAATCTGAGACGGATCGAACTCTATGAACGACTCCTCCTCGCCGCCCTCGGCCGCTTGTCCCTCACCGGGGGCGCCCTCGGACTCACCACCCTCGCCGCCCTCTCCCCCTTCGCCCGCCTCGGTTCCATCGTTGAGGAGGGTGTCGGGTGAGAAAGCCGCCCTTTCGGCCGGCCAGTTGGCTTCGAGCGCCGGAGCGAGTGCAAGTACCTCGTCCAGCATGGGGATGTGAGTGTGCTTGTCCCGCTCGATCGCGGGGGCCTGGTCATTCACTGTGACTCCTATCGTTGGCGCGGGGCGGCTCGACCTGAGCGCTTGTCCGCTGGTTTGGTCCGGGGGGCTTTCACCCTTGTCCGGTGGTAAGTGTTTTGCTCGAGCGCTGTCTTACAAGTGGTCGGGATCCCGACGAGATGTAAGACGCTGCGATCGCAGATCTATTCGCCGGCCGAGGGCGGTGCACCTTCGCCGCCGCCTTCGCCGGGCTGGGAGCCGCCGGGCTGCGCCGCGCCGCCGGGGATCGAGGGCATCGGCTTTTCGGGTTCGCGGGAGGCGTTGGCCTGACCCTGTTCCTCGGCGAGCCGTTCCTGCTCTTCCTGGGAGCGGAGCTGCTGCTGGGTTTCGAGGTCGAGCAGCTTTTGGTAGACGAAGAGCGAGGCCTCCTTGACTTTGTTCTCGGAGCGGTCCCAGTCGTCGGTCTTCATCCAGTTCTCGAGCGCCGTTTTGAGGACCGGCAGGGAGTCGAAGGGGCGCGGCAGCCAACCCGGCACGAAGGGGCGCCCGCCGCGTTCCTCGAGCACTTCCTCGCCGGGCAGCGCCGGCCGGAGCGGCTGGTTCCAGAAGGTGCCGTCGCGGAGCTGCTGAATCAGGCGGTGAGCTCGGCCGACGTCCTCTTCGTAGCCCTGAATGAGTTTCTCGGGGTTGGCCGAGTTGAGGGCCTCGATCACGACTTCGGGCGGGAAGACGTTGGGGAAGGTCTGGACAAGCTGCATGATCCGCTGTTCGATCTGCGGCCGCGTCTGCGTCTGCGTCGCCGACTGGCGGATCGCGACGTCGGTTTGGTCGCGGAGGTCGGCACCCTCGAAGTCGCCGACCGGCTCCCAGCCCGTCGAGCCCCGGAATTTCATCACCCGGTCGGAGCCGTACTTGCGCTGGGCGATCACGAGGCAGTCCGACATCAGGTCCGAGCGGAAGCGGTCGAAGTCGTTGAGGAACTTCTGCCAGGCGGTGCGGTTGAGTTCGGTCACCTGGCCGATCGCCTTGCCCGATTCGACCTGGGGCGGGATGTCCTCGTCGAAGGCGATCGAGGAGAAGCGCGCCTTGGCCCGGTCTTCCATTTCAAAGAGCTCGGAGGGGAAGGTGATGTTTTCCCGCCATTCGGGCTTTTCGCCGTTGGCGAGGCTGCGGTCGTACTCGATCACGAGGCCGGGCTCGTCGGTCGGGTCCGTCAGCAACACACCCTCGGCGGCGAGGATCTGCGCGACGAGGCCGATCTGGCTGTACTCCGACTGCTTGTTGATGGACTGGTCGTAGGAGCGGACGACGTCGATGATCTTCTGCACGAGGCCCTTGGCCCGATCACTCGAGCCGTCGATGTCATAGATCAGCCGGCGCAGGCAGGGACGGTCGACGACCTCGCCCTTGCCGTCCTCGAGCGGGTAGGTGCCGTCTGGGAGGACTTTGCGCCCGTTCGCGTAGGTGCCCCAGCGCCCCTTCGGGTACTTGGGGCAGGGCCGCTCGAAGTATTCGCTGACGATGCAGAGCTTGGAGCCCTTCTTCTCGCGCTGCGTCTGGCGGCCCTGCATGACGGTCGAGGCGTCGGCCTGCAGCTTCTCGCCGGGGACCGCGAGGAACTCGGGCTCGTTTTCGAGCTCCTCGATCGAGCGCGCGTGCTCGACCGCGTACCAACGTGACTTCTCGAAGTCGACACCCGGCTCCCAGAGAACCTCGAGCCCGGAGTAGATCGTCAGGGCGATCTCGCCGCGGCCGACCCATTTCGGATTCTCCGGGTCGCTCTGGCCCTCATACGGCTTGGTGCCGTCCTCTTCTTCGTGGTCGGCCTCGGGGTGCTGGGAGACGTCGGTGAAGGGGCCGATGTTCGCGTTGAAGCTGGCGCGGCCGAAGGCTTCCTCGGTGACCATCGCCCACCAAAGCGCCTTGCCCTCTGACTCGGGGAAGCCCCAGAGCGAGTAGCCGGCGCGGGCGAGGCGCATCGCGATCCGCGAGGCCGCGTAGTCCTCGGGGTCGGAGGTCACCGCGGTCGATTCCCAGTCGGGCTCGCGCTGGGTGGAAGCGGAGATCTTCCGCTGCAGCATCGGCGAGATGATGTCGTGCGATCGGCGCACCCGGTGGTCGGGCTTTTCGCCGCCCTGGGCAACCGCCGTCGTGTCGAGGTTGACGACCGCGGTGCCGTCCTTTTTGAGCTCGGAGAAGTGGTTGTTGTTGGCGAACTCGATCCCGAGCAGACGGCGGGCCTGTACTTCTTTCAGCCCCTCGCGGCCGCGCTTGAGTTTGTCTTCGACCTCGGTGGGGACGTTCTCTTTGCCCTTCGGGTCCTTCGCCTCGTCGGGCTTCTTTTCGTCAGCCACCGTTGGCCTCCGCATCCCTCGCCTTGAAGCGAGCATCGTCGTCGGCGGCTATCGGCCGGCGGGGCTTGTGGGGACCGCGCTCAGCGCGCACGTGCTCGAGCACAGCCTCCTTGGGGGCCTGTATGCGCTGGTAGAGCTGGCGACGCTCCGTGGCCGCCTCAGCGCGCTCCCTGGCGAGCTCAGCGGCCGCCTCCTGCCGATCGCGCCGAGCACCCCACTCGCGATATGCGAGTAGGGCGACGAGCGCGAGACAGGTGGCGGCCAGGTAGAGCAAGGGCCTAGTGTTCGAGCAGGCCGAGAGTCTCGAGGCCTTCGGCGATTTCTTTCGCCGAGACTTCGGCCGGCGCTTTCTTTTTCGGCCGCGCCGCGGGGGCGGTGCCGAAGAAGCCGGCTTTGGCGCCGTCGTGGTTGATGTCGCCGTTGGCTTCGAGCTCGCCGTCGACGATCAACTTGCCCGTGATCGTGGCCTGCTCGAAGGTGCCGGCCTTGACCTCGCGGGCGACGATCTCGCTCGAGGATTTCGAGACGAGGTACTGGCCGTCCGTGACGACGACCGCGGCGCCGGATTCGAGTTCGGTGTCGCCGGAGTCGACGTCGGGCGCCGTCTTGCGAAAGAGGTCGTCGCCGGCGGCGTTGATGATTTCGACGGGATGCTCGGCGTCGGCCGAGATGAAGGTGACCTCGTCGCTCTTGACTGTTGCTCGAAACACGTGTTCCTCCTTAGTTGAGGGGTGAGGCCCCGACCGTGTAGGTCCATTTGCCGGCCCCCGAGTGCGTCACCTTGACGCGGAACTTGCGGGGCAGGGGAAGGGCCTGAACCTCGTGGTTGCCGACCGCGGCCGTCTCGGCGCCGCCGGGGTAAACGGTGAAGGCGAGGGTGGCGCCGGCTTCGAGTTCTTTCCCTTTTTTGGAGGCGGCGAAGGCGGTGACCGGCGTGTACTTGCCGCTCGCCGGGTCCTTCGCTTCGAGCTGCAGGGTGAGCGTCTCTTCGGCGTTGGGCGCTTTGGTGATGTCGAGGGTGACCTGCACCCCGCGCTGGCCGGCCTGGGCGACGACGTCGTCTGAGGACGTGGTCGCTACGCGCTCTGCTGACTCGAGAAGTGTGCCGTTCATTTTCCCTCCGGGGTTTGGGCGGGGCCGAGAGCCTCGCGTAGCTTGTCTTCCGCAGCGGACAACTCCTCGCCGCCGGACACGATCGCCGTCAGGCGCTCGATTCCCTCGCGGGCGGCGGCGAGCTCCTCGCGCAGCTCCTCGACCTTGGCCGAGCGCACCATCCCGCAGACCTCGCCCGCCTCTTCGACCCGCTCCTTGCGGATGTAGATGTGCGGGTCGGTGCCGACGTAGTCCTTGCCGAAGTCGACGACCTCGCCATCGCGGCGGCCGGAGACGATGCACGTGTGCGGCGGCTTGGAGTTGTGGGCGGGGAGGGTGACGAGTTTGGGGCGCAAGTGGTTCCTCTCGTTAGGTGAACTTGCCAAGGACCGTGCCCTGGCGGCGTTCGTTGCTGGGATTGAAGGGCGGCGCGGTGCCGGGCACCCATGCTTGCTGACGAGCCCGACGTCGTTTCCGCTTCACCGGGATTCGCCGTTCCATGCAGAGGTAGCGGAGCGCGTCGCAGGAGTGGTCGTCCTTCTTGACCACGCCGAAGCTGCCGTCCTCCTTCGGTTTCTTGCGGTAGCGCCGCATCTGCCGAATGAGGTTGGTGCAGCGGGAGGAGATCACGATCAGGGGGTAGGGCTTTTTCTCGCCCTCGTTGTCGGGATCGTCGATGTGGTGAATGAGCCGGCGTTCGACCTCGGTGCAGCCGGCCTCGAGATCGTGCTTGCCGTAGATCACCGGAACCCCGGCGTCGATCCACTGCTGACCGACTTTCTCCCCGGAACCCAGATCGCGGGAGCGGGCGGCCGGGTCGATGATCGTGTACTTGCAGATCTGCTGCAGGCCCCAGCCTTCGCGCTTGGTGGCGATGCTTTCCGCGGCGCGCTCGGGGGTGGCGGCCTTGCCGGAGAGGGTGAGCTCGTCGTAGACGACGATCCGGTTCTTCGAGTCGACGCCGCCGAAGAGGATCGCCGTCTCCACCTGGCCGGGGTCGATCGAGTCGAGATGTTCGAGCGACTTGACGTAGTCCTTCTCGAGCCAGGCCTCGGGCACGACGTGAATCCCGTCCGGCGCCGGCTTGGGCTCGAAGGACTCCCAGACCAACCCTTTCGCGTTGGTGAAGGCACCCTCGACCACGGCCGCGCGCTGATCGCCGCGGATGCCGGAGATCGCTTCGTCGCGGCCTTCCTCGGAGAGATGCGGGTTCTCATAGATCGAGGCCTGTACGAGCAGGACGCCTTCGCCCTCGTTCAGCCAGACCCGCTCCTCGAGCTGCTCGCCGTCTTCAACCGCTTCCTCGTGGAGCTCGTCGAAGACCCAGCCCAACTTTTCGGAGATCGGGGTGAAGCCCCAGAGCATGTCGCCGTGGTAGTCGGCGATCCGCATCCGGGCCTGGGTGTAGATCCGTTCCCCGTCTTCGGTGTCGGGCGGCTCCTCGTCCCAGACGATGCGGTGACGGGCCGAGCCGCCGTGCTTGGAGGGCGGCTGTTCGGTCGTCATGAAGTCGAAGACCGACCCGTTGGCGAAGAGGACGACGTGATCCTTGTCCTTGTAGGCCGTCTCCCAGGAGCCGCCCTTGAGCTGCGACGGGGGCACCCACATCTGAATCGTCTCGAGCAGCGATTGGAAGGGCTTGCCGTAGTCGGGGGTGATGAAGCGGCATTTGAACTTCGTGCCCTTCGGCCAGATCCGATACTTGCGCAGGGCCTCGGGGACGGCGTCGAGGTCGATCGCCTGGACGAGGCAGTCGATCACCGTGGCCGTCGACTTGCCCGAGCGGTTGCCGCCGACGAAGGCTTTGGTCTTCACCCGGTGCTCGTGGAAGATCCGCTGGCGCGAGTGCGGCACGTAGCGGTAGAGCGGGTTTTCCTCGAGCGACTCGTTGGCCTGGGCGAGCAGGGAGAGGAACTCGGGATCCTTGAGCAGCTCGGGGTCGTCGATCTCGAGCTCGAAGCCGGGTGGGACCGCAGGGCCGAGGCCGTCCTCGCGGACGTGCTCAACCATCGACGGGGGTGGAGTCGATCGGCACCGGAGGAGCCGGCAAAGCACGTGGAGCGCCCTGGCCGACCGTGAGCCGGGCGCCCTTCGCCTCGAGCGCCCGCTGCAGCTCGGTGAAGTTGTGCTCGACTCGCTCGGTTGCCTGGCCGGTGAGGAGCTGCAGTTTTTCGGTGGAGACGCCGCCCATCACCGCCGACTCGCGGAGCGTTTTGTTCAGATCCTTGAAGCTGACCTCGAGCCGTTCGCGGCGATCCCAGAGCCGCTGGGCCTCCGAGGCGCGGGCCTCGCGGCGACGGTAGAGCTGGGTGAGCTCGGCGACGAGCTCGGAGTCGGCGCGCTCGGGCTCCTCGCCGAGAACCTGCTCGAGCAGCGCGTCGACGTTGGGGATCTCGAGCGACTCGGCGAGCCGGACCTGGGCGACGCCGATCGCCGTGGCGAGCTCGCCCAATTCCTCTTCGCACTCCTCGAGCCGAACCTCGACCTCGGCGAGTTCCTTGTCGCGCTTGACGAGCTTCTCCGAGAGCCGGCGCAGGACGTCTTCGGAGAGCTCGGCCGACGTCTCGGCAAGGCGCTGGTAGGTGTCCGCCATCCTCGAGCGGACGAGCTCCTCGACTTCGAGCGAGATCTGCTGGTAGCGCTCTTTGTGGGTGTTGTAGGCCCAGCCGCGGATCGTCGCGATCGGGACTTTGACGCCGGCATCGCGGAGGAGTTTCTGAGTCGGCTTCCCGCGACCACCCTCGGTCGCAAAGGCCGCAAGCGCGATGTCAATTTCCTGGCTGCTGTAATCGCGTTTGGCGGCCACGCCTTCTCCTTTCGCTGGGTTTAGTCGTCCGCCTCCCTGAGTCGACGCTGCAACTCCTCGACGGCGTTCTTGCCGGGTTCGCCCTTCGGCGGCTCGGCGTCGGTGAGGCCGAGGGCGAGCCGGATCAGCTCCGATTTGCTCACCCCGGCCGGGATCTTGCGCGCCGGCAGCGACACCCCGTCGCGGGCGAGCTCCTCGATCTTGTCGAGGTCGGCCGTCTTGCAGCGGATCTTGAACTGACGGTCGAGTGGGTCGTCGGTCTGGGGACCGCGCTTCAAGGGGCCGTATGCCACGGGCTAGAGGGGGTCGGGCGGATCGTCGGCGTAGGGCCACTCGGCGAGCTCGTAGAGCCGCTTCTTGAGCGGCGCCCCGCAGGCGCACTCGCGGTAGTCGTGCTCCTCCTCGGAGTCGCTGCTCACGTGCATCGCCTGCCCGGTCTTGGTGCAGAGCCACACCGTGACCGACTCGGCGTCGTCCAGCTCGAGCGCGGGGGCGACGCCGCCGTGATCTTGGTCGAGTGCGTTCATCCGTGGAGCCTCCATCCGGTTCGGACGTTGACGGCCTGCGCGTCGGAGAAGAAATCGTAGCCGCGCCAAGCCTTGAGCCCGCGGAGGGCCTGCCGTTTGGTCAGAAACGGCGGCCCCGACCAGTGCAGGTAGCCGCCTTCGGTTTTCGCCTGCAGCTCCCACTCGCGCCGGCCCCAGGCGATCTGCAGCCGGCCGCCGAAGAGCTCGATCACAGGTGCGTCACCAAGTAGGCCGCGACGACGGCGATCAGGAAGTAGCCGAAGATGATCCAAGCGATCAGGGCGCCGAGGCTCATTCAGTCCGTCACTCCCCAGACCCGCATCGTGCCCATGTTCACCGGCCGGATCTGCTGCTCGGTGCGGACGTCGGCCAGGTTGGCGACGGCCTCCTTGCCGACGAGGGCGATGAACTCGCGAAGTTTCTCCTGGGCTTTGTAGAAGCCGAGGCGTTCCCGGTCGATCTCGGCCTGCTTTTGCTTCGTCAGGTTGTTGTACTCGGGCTGCCGCTCGATCCCGATCTTGAGGAACTCTTCGACGACGATGGGAAGCGGCAGTCGATCCTCTTTATTCGCCCGCCCCACCCCCGTCGCCTCGAGCGACTCGAGCGTTGTGTCGAACTGCTCTTCACCATCCATCTAGGCCACCTTCCAGAGAGCGGGGACAGGACCGCGCAGCTCGAACTCCCAGGCCGGGACCACGGCGCCGCGCAGGTTGCCGATGCGCCGCTCGAGCTCGGCATAGGCGGCCTCGCCCTTCTCGCCGGTAGAGCTCCTCGCGGCGATCCGCAGCTCGATCCCGTTTTGGTTGCGCACCGACTTGGCGGCCACTAGGAGGGGTCCTCCCAGTCGATGTGAATCGGCCTGAGCTCGGGATTTTGCAGATTGCCCTCCCAGATCCCCTTGCTGTCGGTGCGGAAGCGGATCACACCCGTGTCGATGTTCACCGTGTATTCGACACCCTCCATCGCCGCGACGTACTGCTTGTCAGCGGTCCTGGTCAGCGCCCCCGGCACGGGGATCTCGTCGGCCAGGTCGAGCGCGTCAGAGAGTAGGAAAGCGGCTGCCCTGCGGTGGCGGCGCTCGACGCACTCCGCGGTGTACTTGCGGGACGCGGCGCGGCCGTCGAGGACCCTCTGGCGGGCCTGCTGCCGCTTGCCGATCTCGCGGTGTCGGTCGGCCACTAGACGCCCATCCCCTCGGGCGCAGCTTTCTCTCCCCGCTCGCAGGCCGCGCAGACCCAATCGTCGTCGTTGCGCTCGGTCAGGCGGAAGGCGCTGTCGCCCGACTTGAAGACCCGGCCACACCGATATGCACACTCTTCGCCGACGCGGGGTGGGTAGGAGTTGTCGCGGTCGTGAACGACCGTCTCGGCCCAGGCGCCCATCAGCGTCGTTCCTGCTGCCGCTCGACGCCGCAGTTGCAGGCCGCGCTTGAGAGCCGCGACGCGCACCAAGCCTTGTGACCGCGCTTGGACTTGGGCATCCGTTTCCGGGCCTTGCCGCGCTTCTTGCTCACTCGATCGTCCCGTCAGGCTGATCGACCGGCTTCCCCTTCGGGTCCGGGCCGACCTCGATCTTCGCCTCGGAGATCACCCCGTCGATCGCCTCGAGCGCGGTGTCGCCGGCACCGATCGCCGAGCCGCCGGCCATCGGCGAGTCGGGGGCCTCGCGGCCGAAGTTGAGCATCGCCGACCACCCGCCTTTCTGACCGATGCCGAGGGCGAAGGTGCCCTCGTGCTCGGCGCAGAACTTCGCGATCGCCGCGAGCTTGGCCTCCATCAGCCGGCCTCCTCGTGGAGCGCAGAGCGATCGCACTTGAGCCACTCGGCCTTCGTCCAACCGCCCTTCATCGTGAACATGCGGATCGTGCCGGGCGGATCGTCTTTCTCCCCGAAGCTGACCTCCCAGTCGATCGGGACCGGGCCGACCCCCTTGACGAAGTTCGTCGCCGTCCGGCCCCCGTCAGAGAGGAGCACGACCACGTCGGCCTCACGGACCCGCCTGGCGAGCTCCTCGTCGGTGATCTCGTCCCGATCGGTGGGGCCGACGACGCCCTTCTTCTCGGCCGGCATCAGTCCGCCTCCTCCTCGAAGCCGGGGTAGGGCGGGATCAGATCGCCGATCAGCCAGCGCAGGAGGCCGAGGGCCGCGTTGCGCTGTTCCATGAGGCGGGATTCCCCGGCGCGGGCGTCTTCGCGCTGCTCGAGCAGGCGCCGCTCGTAGTCGGAGAGCTCGCGCTCCTCGACGAGCGACCGGAGCCCGTTCATCTCGAGTCGCCGGCCGCCGGGGTAGCTGTCGGGGACCTCGATATTGAAGTCGCGCAAGAGTTCGGCGACGGCCTCGGAGACGCGCTCAGAGGGGAAGACGTAGTCGGGATGGTCTTCCATCAACGGCCGAGTCGCGGCCCCCGCGGCCTGGTAGGCGACCTCGGTGAGCCACTCGTCGTCGCGGCCATAGGGGATCACGATGTGGGTCAGGCCCGGCTCGCCCTGGCGCCGCTCGAAGCCGCCGACGCCGCGACCGTCCTGATCCTCGAGCTCGACGAAGAAGGGCTGCGGATCGCCGGGGTTGTGGTTGTCGGCGAGGACGATGTGCAGCTCGCGGGTGCCCTCGCGAACTTTGCCGCCGGGGGCCTCGACGAAGCGGAGCTGGCTGAGATGCTCGTCGAGCCGATCGGCGCGGATCGTGGCCGCGGTCGCGCGGGCATCGGCCTGCCGGCATTCCTCGGCGAGCTCGTCGCGCTCCTTTTCGAGCCGCAGGGCTCGCTCCTCGCTGCCGTCGCACTCGGCGCAGCCGCGGTGCCCGTGGGCCCGCAGGAGGGCCGCCTCGACTGCGTCGGCGATCGTCAGGGCATCGGTCCCGGTCGCTCCGGCGTAGCCCTCGCCGCTCGAGCGCTCGAGGTCCCAGCCCTTGATCGTCTCCCAGACGACGTCGCGGATCAGCTTCCGGCGGCTGCCCTCGGCGGGCTCCTCGCCCTGCCAGCCATCCGGGGCGACCTTCTCGATCCCCCCGGCGAGGATCTCGGCGCCGCGCTCCATCGCCTCGCGGGAGATCTGCTCCATCCCGGCCTGCTTGGCAGCGATCCGCTCGGAGGTCTTCTCGCGCCGCGGTGCGGATCGCTCGGCATCGCGCTCCCGCTCGATGCGATGCTCGAGGCGGTTGATCGCCTGGGTGGTCCCCTCCGGGAAGCGCTCCTTGGCCGGCGTCCAGACGTACTCGGGCTCGCCGAGGCGATACCAACCTCGCTTGAGGTCGAAGTCGGAGTAGAGGTACAGCTTGCCCTCGGCATCGCGGACAACCCAGTAGCCCGGCGGCACCCCCAGGGAGGCGTCAATCTTCGATCCGCGGAAGTCGATCGAGATCCCCTTCATCGGCGGGTGGCACGGCCGCACCGCCTCGTTGGGGAGGAGGAAGCTGATCGGGAAGGCGTCGTCGACGAAACGCACGGCCTCCCGTACATCCGGGGCGGCCCCCTCCTCGAGAACCTCGCCGAGCCGACCGTAGAACCCCGGAAGGTGGTCGAGGGGCATCGCCTCTGCCATCTGGCCGGGCTGATCGGTTGGGTCGGGCTTGACGGTGTCGCTCACTGGGGCTCTCCTCACGTCGCTGGGATCAAGGCTGTCCCGGCCCCCCTCACCGCATCCATTCCGTCACTGCGGGGGATCGGGACTCGGGCAACCTAGCGGACGGGGAGGCGGAATGTGTACACAAGGCCGCTATTTAGGGCAATTCTTGTAGAGCGGGAGGGCCATATATATACGCCGCCGCCGCGGGATTCGCACACTCCCCTCCCCCCCTGGTTTCGCCGGCTGGCCGTCGTCGGTTTCGTGCGTGATCGGCACCGGCCATCGTGCCCATGATGCGAGGCCACGATGGAGACTCACTCGCAGAGCCGAAGGGGGGTTGTCATTCCCTCGGGTATGTCAACCCAGCTCGTCGACCTGGTCGAGGACGTCGCGCGCGTGTTTGCTGCCATCGCGCGTCGAGCCATCGGGCCGTCTCTCGCTCTGTCGTCGACGAGCTGACCCCTCGAACATGTGTCCACCCGCTCTCGATCCGTGGTATCGGGTGTACGATGATCCGTACATGAACGCAGACCCAATCGAAGGAGGCAGCATGAGCACCCAGACCCAGACCCAGTACCGCATCGTCGAGGAGACGCGCGGCGAAGTCACGATGACTGAGAACTACGACGAGCTGGTCGACGCGGCGAACTCCATGCTCATCAACTGCGGCGGCGAGGCCGGGATGCCCGGCGACACTGTCGAGGAGCTGGTCGACTACGTCGAGCGGCATGGTGGGCTGACCGTCAATCCGTTTCCCGGCTGCGTGTGGCGCCTGCTCGTGATCGAGGAGGACGCGAGAGCGAGAGGCGACCGTGTGCGGGAGCAGGTCGACAAAGAGAACCGCACGCTCACCGTCGAAGTCGTCACCGTCGACGACCTCGAAGTCGGGGACCTCTGGCGCAAGGCCTACGGGGACACCGCGTTCTCCGAGATCCTGGCCGTGCGTCGCGAATCTCGATCCGGTGTCCGCTACGCGATCATCGAGTACTCGACGATGATCGGTCGCGGCGAGGGTCACCATCGGCTCGGCATGTTGGCCGAGCGGAAGCCGCGGGGCTGACCGATGATCGTTGAGGACTACATGCACTGCGACGGCCTGGGAGGCGATCCCGTCGACTTCGAGGCTCGCTACGCGGTCGAGGGCTATGAGGGCGTCGCCTGGTATCTGACCGGCTACGACGTCGGCGAGGCCGACGAGGACGGATTCGTCGATACCGATACGTCGAGGGTGCGCGCCGTGATGGTCGGAGACGACCGCGTGCACGTGCTCGAGGTATCGGAGCTGCGCAAGCTCGACGACGAGGAGTACTGCTCGGTCTGCGGTCAGATCGGGTGCACGCACGACGGACGCTGAGCACCTGGCCGCTCGTCGGTTCGACTCCGGCGGGCGGTCCTGTACCCATGAACAGCGACAGAAGGGAAGCACCCATGATCCTCAGTGCAAAGGCAGTCAACGTGCCGAGCCAATCGGAGATCGACGCCGACCTGGCCGAGTACGGGCATATCGGGCAGGCCTGCAGAGTCGCCTACGGCCTCGCAGCGGTCGAAGCAGGCGCGCCGGACTACCCAGACGGTGAAGGGGCCGACGCGGCGCATACGGGCGCCGTCGACGTCGTGGCGAACGTTCTCCACTGGGCAGTCGAAGAGGGCTGCGAGGTCGACGCGATTCTCGACGGTGCACGACGTCACGTACACGCAGAGCGCTAGGGCGATTGGCATCGGCCGGGTTCGATTCCCGGCCGCCCCTTGTACCCATGAACGCAACCGAAGGAGACACGATGAACACGCAACACGAGGTCGGAGACGCGGCCGCGGAAGTCGAGCAGCAGCTCCGCGACCGTCTCGACGATCTAATCCTCCTCACCGGCCTGGCGCGCGGCGAGGGAATCGACGAGATCAGTAACGATCAGATGCTCGGCCTTGGCATTGCCTACGGGCAGCCGGGACCGATCGAGGCACCGCAGATCGAAGAGGAAGCGGCAGAGCGGCTCGACGAGTACCCGCTCGCAGTTGAAAGGACCGTCTCGCTCGAAGTCGTGCTCGGGACCGGCGGCCCCGACGACCGGCTCATTTTCGAGTGTGACGTCGTCGACCCGGCCGCGGTCGCGGGAGACGGCTCGACGGCCTATGGGCCGCTCGAGATCAGCCGCGTTCTCTACCGCTACTCGTGGACCGGCTCGGCCGAGCGCGTGCTCAGCGGCCAGGACCGCGCCGCCGCGGAAGAGCTGGGGCGTCGCGTCGTGCCGGAGCTGGTCGAATGAGCGTGGCCTGCCGCAACTGCGGCGAGGTTCACGGCGGCCGCTCTGAGTGCCTCGTGGCGGTCCTGGCCGACCTGGTCAAGGACCGCACCGGGGAGCCGGTCAGTCCTGGGAGGCTCGCCCTGGTCGACGTCGACGAGCTCTGGGAGGCGGTCGGCGGCCCGGCCATCGACTGGCTCGAAGAGGCACTCGCCGAGCACGAGCACACACCGCGGAAAGGATCGCGCAACCGGCTCACGGCCGACACGGTCGAGTACCAGTGCATCGAGTGCGGCGAGTTCTACGGAGTCGCAGAGTGAGAGCGGCCGAGCAGATCCGCCTAGACATCGGCGCGACCGCGCAGGAAATCCTCGAAGCGGAGATGCGCGTGGTCGAGCTGCGGCACCGGCTCGGCCGCGCGCTTGCCGAGGCTCGCGGGCATCCCGAGCTGACGCTTGAAGAGGCGCGGCAGATCCCCGAGAAGCCGATCCCGCGGCAGACGGCCTACGAACTCGCCCAGGCCGGCTCTCGCACGCCGGGCTAGGACGAGACAGCTATGGAGCGATGGGCCGGGGGTTTCGTCTCCGGCCCTCGCTCTGTCGGCGGCGAAGGCCGTCCCCCGCGCTTCCGCTCGACGGGGCACCCCGGCCCAATCCGGCCGGCCGGACAAATAGACGATTGACCCCCGGCCCGGATTTGGGGAGGATCACCGGGCCGGGCAGTCAACTGCAAGAGAGACACAAGACGTAGCGACAGGGCGCAGGCCCCGGCCGCCGGTCTTCCAGCGTTGCGGGCGCTGGCTCCGACGTTTAACGCACCCCCGCTCCGCACTCAGAGGGGCGACGCACCGGGGAGAGGACGAGACAGCTATGGAGTTGGTGGCGGCCCCAGGGGTCGAACCTGGCTCTCCGGTCTGCAGGCCCGTAACCGTTTGGTTGACGCCTGATCTTGGCCGGCGACTTTCTCCACCGTCCCGACCGCCTTGGACAACTCCTCGCCGGGCGCCGCGTGCGGCCTGCCTCCCAGCAGAGCGGCCACAATGCGCGCGCATCCCAATCGGTCGAGCAGAGCGTGAGCCTTACGGCTGACCCCTACACCCGCTGGCTCTGGCGAGCCGCGGCCCGGCGAAGACTTCCCGCCGCCATGTACAGACGCCGCCAGGGAACGGCGGCGGCGGGACGAGGAGGAGTAGTCCTCTGCCTCGTGGCCCAAGGGGACGCGCTATTACTAGCGGCTCTTGGCTTGCCTCCCAGTATGGGGGGAGGCTGCGCACGGGCAAGGCGAATTGTACCCGCTCAGACGGGCGACAGCGGCCGCACGGGGAATTTGCGCTCGGCCTCGACGTCCAGGCCCCATTCGGCGATGAAGTCCTCGACGTCGTCGGGCAGGGTTTCACGTGGAACCTCAATTGCAGAGCCAGGTCCGGCGTCGGCGAGATTGTCGAAGCGGCGATGGTGATTGACGCAGCCGGGGCCGGCGTTGCGCGGGTCCCACTGGGCGAGCTCGAGCAGCTCGTCGTCGAGGCCCTGCAGGGTGGCGCAGTTGCGGATTTCCACCTTCGAGATGAAGTGGAACGCCTCCCACTTCATGCCGCCGCCGCAGGGCTTGTGAAGAGGGTCGAAGGGGGCCAACCAGCAGCAGGGCACACGGTCGAGAAAGGGCGGGATGCGCGGCAGCAGCATCCCCGCCTTGTGGAAGGGGCCGGTCAGCTCCTTCGGGCCGCGCTTCACCCGTTCGCTTCCTCGGTCGACATCTGACCGGGGATCGGCTCGCTCTGTTCGGCGGCGGTTTTCGGCCGCTTCATGCAGCCGCAGTCCTCGCACTCGACGAGCGGCACACGCTCGACCGGCACCGCCTTGCCGTACTTCTCGCGGAGCGCCGAGCGCGACAGCGACTCGCAGTCGGCGAGCGCGTCCTCGAGCTCGACCTCACCCTTGCGGATCGCCGGCAGGACGACGGCCAGCTTCGTCGCCTCGAGCTCGGCCAGGACTTCGGGCTCGACCTCCCGCTTCACGACGAGCTCCTCATACGCCTCGATCAGCGCGTAGACCTGGCTGCGGCCGAGCCCGATCTCCGGGGTCCCGAGCCACTCCTCGAATTTGTCGTGGCCCAGGTGCTCCCACATCTTCGCCGAGTAGAACTCGTGCAAGAAGCCGGCGAGGGCGATCCATACCTGCCGGATCGCCCCCACCCCCTTCTTGATTTTCGCCTCGACTGCATACGCCTTCTTGGCGGCCCGCTCCTCGGGCGTCGACGTCGTCCGTTTGGCGGGCTTCCCCATCGTCTAGAAGGGGATGTCTTTGTCGTCGTCGACCTTCTCGGCGTTGAACTCCTCCTGAATCGCCGACGCGACCTCGTCGCCGGAGGCGAGCGCCGAGTAGGCCGCGACCTCCGAGAACGTCTTGGAGGGATCGTCGCGGCCGGGCTTTTCGCGGACGACCGCCTTGGCCTGCTTGCCCTTGAGCGGGATCCACTCGAACTCGCCCGCCGGCACGTCGACCTTGAACGCCTCGTAGATCTGAGCGACGCGGCCGAGGCTGGCCTCGGTGACGTGAATCCAGTCGCGGATTTCGCCGCCCTTTTCGTCGCCGCCGATTGCCTCGAGCGTGACCACCACCACCGGGTGATCGCCGTCGAGTTTGACCTCTTCGTCGACGACCCGAACCGGGTGGGTGCCGGTCCTGAGAATCACACCGCCACCTTTCCAGGGCTCGACGTCGTCCAGTGAGAGCTTGAAGCTCATTTGCCTTTCTCCTCCTTCTTCTCGGCCGCCTTCGCCGCCGCTTTGTCCACCGTGGCTTTCTCTTTGTCGATCGCCTTCGCCGCGGTGTCGAACCACTCGGTCAGGTTGATCTGCCGCGAGTCGCCGAGCACCCCGGAGCGGTCCTTGGCGCGCCGGCCTCGAGCTTCGACGAGCTGGCCGACCCAGCGCCGCTCCTCGTCGTCGGTGGCCGGGATTTCGCGGGTGTAGGCGACGATGCCCATCATCTCCATCGCCTTCTCGTGGAGCAGGCCGGTACGCGGGCCGATCAGCGGCTTCACCGTGGTCTGCGCGTTCTCGTCGTCGTCGGCCGGCGGCTCGACCTGCTCCTGGCAGACGAGCACGATGTTCACCGGCACGTCCCGCAGCGAGCGCAGGTAACGCTCGATCATGGTCGAGGCGTCGCCGCGCATCGGCAGCGAGATCTTGCCGACCTTCGAGGCCTCGTCGAGCAGGGCCGAGTAGATCTCCCCCATCGTGTCGAACACGATGGTCTTGAAGGTCGTGCCCTCCTTCGCCTCGAGGTACACGTCTTTCAACACCTTCGAGGCGTTGCTGTGGTTGAGGACGACTTCCTTCACCTTCTCGCCGTAGATCGCGTGCGCTTTGCGAGAGCCGTCAGGGCCGTCCGCGTTGACGAGCAGGACCGGGCCGGGTGCCGAGACGGCGCCCATCGTCTTGCCGTTGCCGGGGGGGCCGTAGAGCAGGACGTTCCACGTCGGCGCTGATAGGTCGGGGGTGTTGAACTCGAGCGGGCTCATGCTGGGATTGCCTCCTTGTTGGGCAGGTCGCGCTTCGCTGGTTTGCGGTCGAAGAGCGAGTCGACCAACTCGGTGTCGTGGGGGTTGTTGCAGATCGCCTTGAATCGGCAGCCGTTGCAGTTCTGGGGCTTGACGTTGCGCACCGGGTAGACCTCGCCGGAGTCGACGCGGGCGACCTGGCGGCCGAGGGAGACGAGCTCGCGGCCGCTCTCCTCGATCTCCTCCGGGGTCAGGAAGATCGCGTGGCGCTGGGACCACCGCCTCGAGCGGATCTCCTCGAGCGTCTCGGGCTCGTGCTCGACGCCGGCCTTCTCGCAGGCGGCCTCGTAGGACTCGGGGGTCGTGAGCTGTTCCTTCGCGTGGGAGACGGTGCGCCGAGCCAGCTTGCCTTCGTCGCCGATGTAGATCTCCCGCTCTTTGTCGGAGTAGGGGGCGCCGAGCTCCGCGGCCTGGTCGGGGTCGACGGCGATGCCCTCGTCCTTTTTCTTCGGCTTCACCCAGCGCGCCGGTTTCGGCTGCGCGTTGAGTCGCTCGTCGACGATCACCCCGACGACCGGCTGACCGAACTCCCGCTGCCAGGCCCAGGCGTAGTAGCGAATCTGCCTCGAGTTGGCGATCAGCTCGAGGGGCGAAAGCTTTTCGCGGAGCTTGTACTCGACGAGCCAGTTGCGGCCGTCCTCGGGGGCGACACCGTCGAAGAAGACCTGTAGCCGGTATTTGCTCGAGTCGCCCTTGCCCGAGCGGCTCGGCAGGGGGACGAGCAACTCGTGCTCGAGCCGCGACAGGCCGGAGATCTGCGTCGCCTTCTCGTCCTCTTCCCCGGCGTATTGCTCGAGCAGTGCCCGCAGCTTGGAAGCCATCTCGCGGTGCGCGTCGGCGTCGTAGAAGCCGGCCTCCTGCAGCTTCTTGGCTTCGTCGTCGAGGGCCTTGACCAAGGCGATGATCCCGACGTCGAGTTGGTCCTCCCCGGCGGCGTGGAAGGCGGCAACGCCGGCACCCCAGGCCCGCCCCTCCTGCAGCCGGATCGGCACCGACTTCGGCCGCAGCGTCGTGCCGGCGAGATACCCGCCGTAGTTGAAATCCCACTGGGCCTGACAGGTGAGAAGCATCGACTGCTCGGTGAAGCTGATCGCTCGAGTCATGCTGGGAGGGGGTCCTTTCGGTAGCGGCGAGCTGGGCAGGTATCGAAGTGGGGCCGATGCCGCGGGCGGGCGTAGTCCTGGGGCAACCGCGCCGGCCGGGCCTTGAGAATTCCGCCTTCGTGATAGAGGACGTAGCTGCCGGTGAAGGCGTCGACGGCGTCGAGCGGAATCGTCCGCCCCGCGATGCGGGCGAACTTGATCGGCTCCTTGCAGTCTCGGCAGTTGGGCATCAGAAAATATCCTCGGGCTCGATTGAATCCGGCCGGCCGGACGTAACCTCGCCGGCCTGACGCGCGGACTTTGCGGCCTCCTTGGTGAGCCCGGCGCCGGGGCAGAGCTTCCGCACCCCCGGCCTCCCCCGATCGTGGGCGTACATCGTGCCGTCCTGCTTGATCCTCGGGTGGCCGAGACAGAAGGGGCACTGCACCTTCTCGGCCGAGGGGCTCACTCCGAGTCGACCGCCGATCGCATCGCGTCCTCGCCGAGCTGGTTGAGCAGCTTGCGGATGAAGCGGATCTTGCCGTTCTTGTAGTTGCCGGTCGCTTCGAGTTTGGTGAGCTCGTGGTCGATCGCGTAGAGCGGCGACATCACCACCCGCTCGCGTTTGGCTCGAGCCTCCCGCGACTGCCGGTCCTGCTCCTCGCGCGAGACGGCCTCGGGCTCGTTGGAGAGGGCCGAGCTCGGCGACGACGTGTAGCCGCTCTCCTCGGCGGCGACGGCATCGGCTCCGGCGTCGTGCAGATCCCTGGGCACTCCTTCATCGTCGAAGGAGCGTCGGATGGCACCGTAGTCGGCGCTGTGCGGGCTGGCTCGGAGGAGTCGGGGCTTGTCCATCAGAACGGGAACTCCCGGCCGTCTCCGGTGTCGTGGGAGGGCTTCATCGAACCGACCTCGAGCGCCTCTTGCTCGTGCACCGGCTCCGGCGCCAGGTGGAGAAACAGGTGGGTCCGACTCGACTGCACGACGCCGATCTTCTTCGGCAACCCGTTCCTGATCTTGGCGAAGGAGAGCTCGCCCTCGGGAAGAATGTAGGCCGTCTTCGCGTCCTGCTTGCGGTGCAAGAAGAGCACCGCGTGGGCGTTGGTTTCGAGGGCACCCGAGCCCTTGAGGTCGGCGAGGACCGGCGGCGGCTTGACCCCCTTCGGATCGCCCAGCCGTTTCCGATTCAGGTGGGAGACGGCGATCACGTGGCAGTTGGCCCGGCCGGCGACTTCGGCGAAGCGGCGCGACGCCGCGGAGGCGACCTCGGGTTTTTCAAAGCCGGGGATTTCGGTGACGGGGTCGATCGCGACGACGTCGTAGCCGCCCCAGATGATCCGCTCGCAGATCCGATCGGCGCTCCACCCGAAGGCCTCGAAGTAGTCGAAGGGCAGCTTGCCGTTGGCCTCCGCTCGAGCCTTCGCCAACCGGCGGTGATCGTCGGCGTCGAGGATGTTGCGGAGGATTTTTTCGAGCGGCACCGCGGTCTGCGAGGTCAACCACCGGGCCGCCCGTTCCTCGCGCGACATCTCCGTGGCGAAGATCGCGACTTTCAATCCCTGCCCCTCGAAGCCGGCCATCATCTGATCGAGCACCCAGCTCTTGCCCATGTTCGTCCAGCCGGCCAACACCGACATCTGCTTGCGCCGGTAACCGCCGAGGACACACTCGTTCAGCTCCGACCACGGCAGCTCGAAGACCTCGCCCTCCTGGTCGGAGTCGAAGTGCTCGAAGAGCTCGTCGAGGATCTCCTCCCCCGACGTCGGCTCGGCGTCGATCGTGTAGTCGGAGGCGGCGAGCTGCAGGCCCTCGCGGATCAGCCGCGCCGAGAGCTCCTCGTCCAACCGTTCGTGCACCCCCTGTTGGATCAGCTGCGCGCCTTCCAACTTCGCTCGGAGCTGGGCGTTGAGCAGAACGATCTGCGCGTAGTGCAAAGCGTTCCCCGCCGCCGGCACCTTGGCGGCGAGCTCGGAGATCAGCAGCTTGTGCGCCGGCAGCTCCTCGCAGACGAGCAGCTCGTCGGCGGTGCCGGTGCGCTCGGCGACGCGACAGATCGCGGCGAAGATTTCGCGGTGCTTATCGAGGTAGAAGTGCTGCGGGGTCAGGCCCGAGTCGACCCGCACCCCCTTGAGCGCCCGATCGGAGACGAGCATCGCCCCGAGCACCGACTCCTCGGCCTCGATGTTCTGGGGCGGCACGTGCTGCTCTGGCATCGTCACCGAGCCCATCTACTCGAGCCCCTGCTCTTTGCGGATCCGGGCGGCTTCGGCGTTGACGTCGTAGCCCTCCGTCTTCTCCTTCGCCGCGGCGCGGCCGAGCTCGATCGAGGCCTCGTACTGGGCCGGGTTGCCGTAGATGATCCGCGGCGTCGGCGGCCCCGTCCACCAATTGTCGCCGGCAAAGACGGCCTTGATGATTTTGCGGTGGGTGCTCTCGGTGAAGCGCGGGGTTTCGCGAATCCGGCCGACGATCGGCGTCAGGTGCGCGTCGACCGAGAGCTGGGTGCCGGCCTCTTCGTTGAACATCGAAACAACAGCAGCAGCGAGGGTCAGCTCGTCGTCTGTAACCGCCTTCCGATTGACCTCTTTTTTCGGACGCTTTCCCTTGTGACGGTTCTTTGACGTTTCACTTGTATTAGTGCGTTTCTCACTGTGAGAATTATTTTTCTCACTCTGAGAATCGGCTTTCTCACTGTGAGAAAACCACGGCACCTTCAAATAGGCGCACTCGCGGCCCTTCGAGTCCTCGGTGAAGACGATCAGATCCGCGGCTTCGAGCTCCTTGATCGCCCGATAGACCGTCGCCTGCGAGTAGCCGGTCTTTTCGATGATCTCCTCTTTGTCCGGCCAGCACTTGCCCTCGGCTTCGCTCGCGTTGTCGCCGTAGGCGACGAGGACGAAGCGCTGGGTCGGGGAGAGCTCGAGCTCGCGGGCCTGCTCGAAGGCCCAACCGACG